GGGGCAATCAATGGTATTTTTCGTGCGATCGCTGTTGCTGATTTGCCAAAATCATTAATTAATTATATTCATGTACCTGAATATAAGATTAAAAAAAATCTTGTTCAAGAAGATTTGATTGTCTGTTGGCCTAGGGCAATTTTCAATAATCAAGTTATGCGTTTGTCGACGTTAACAGCGGGTGTTATAGCCAAAACTGACGCAAATAATGACGATGTACCATATGTAAGCCCATCCAACGAATTACTCAATATGCAATCAGCCACAGCGGATGGAATTAATGAACTTTGGTTAAGTCTTGATAATGCTAACTCTCTTAACGCAAATGGTATCGTTACAGCTTTAAACTTTAATGGTGGTTGGAGATTATGGGGTAACAGAACGGCATGTTTTCCTGATGTTACCGATATAAAAGATACCTTTATTTCTAATCGTAGGATGTTCGGTTGGTACAGTAACCAGTTAATTTTAACGTGGTGGCAGAAAGTTGATGATCCTATAGGGCATCGCTTAATTCAAACAATTATGAACAGTGAACAAATTACGCTTAATAGCTACACAGCTAAGGGCTATATTTTAGGAGGACGAATTGAGTTTTTAGAAAGTGAAAACAGTACTTTAGATTTAATGGACGGGATCATCCAGTTCCATATCAATTTAGGAACACAATCACCGGCGGAGCATATAAATTTTAGACTTGAATATGATCCGGACTATTTATCAAAACTATTTGGGTAATTTAATATGGCCGTGGTTAATTACAAGGTTTACAAAGATGGAAAGGATTTTATAGGGATAACGCAGCATGACGCACCGGCTATTAGCGCTGTCGTTGAAGAAATTAAAGGCGCTGGTATCGGGGGGTCTGTCGAGATTCCAATAAAAGGACTTGTCCAGGCAATGACTATGACATTGACTTTTAGAGATATTACACCTCAAACAACATTAATTTTAACGCAAGAATTACACCATATTGAATTATGGGCCGCTATTCAAACTACAGATCCAAAAACGGGTCAATTAGTCATTAAACAACATAAAATAATATATAGAGCTGTACCTAAAACAAACACAATTGGTAAATTTGTTCCAGGTGAAACACAGGATCGATCTATTGAGTTTTCTGTTACCTACTATCGAGAGATTTATGACGGTCAGGAGATTATAGAAATTGATACATATAATAGTATTTATCGCGTTGGGGGCAAAGATGTAAATTCAGATGTTCGAAAGGCGATAGGTCTTTAATCATTTTATTTCTTTTTCTTTTTAGCCCTCATCGAGGGCTTTTTTATTGCACAGGATTAATCATTATGAGTAAAAAAACACAAACACAATTAACAGAATCAGATATAGCTAGTGGTGTTATTACATATGAATTAAAACAGCCAGTCACTATCGACAATACAGAATATAAAAAAATCACTTTGGATTTATTGGGTTTGACTGGTGAAGATATTATATCGGCTGAAATTGAAATGACAACGACCGGCGTTCTGGTAATAAGTACTGCTGAAATGAGTAAAACCTATTTAATGTTAGTTGCAGCTAAAGCAGCAAAAATACCATATGAGGCTTTAAAAAGATTCTCAATCAAAGATTTATCAAAAATCACAATGGTAACACAAAATTTTTTGATGCAAGAATAGGGCGCGTTCGAGTTGATGACATCATGACGATTGTTGTGATGTTATCACGCGCAAATTATACACCGCACGATTTTTATTTAAAGCAACCATTAATTCAATTAAAAAAGTGGATTGATGTGACAAACAAAGTTAACAAAATAATGCAGGATAAACAAAATGGCTAGATCGTCTAATATGATTTTATCGTGGATAGTTCGGGGAAGGCTTGATCGGTCATTGATAAGAGCAACACGAGAAGCGGCAAAAAGTATCGATAACATCAAAAAATCAGCCAGTGCGGTGGGTAAACAGTTTAATTTTTTAGCGGGCCCGATAAAAACGGTTAAAACAGCAATGATAGGTAGCATTGCAGGGACAATCCCTGCAATGATGTTATTAGCTAAAAATACGGCAACGTCAGGCGATCAGTTTGACAAATTGTCACTAAAAACCGGTATATCATCAAAAACATTAAGCCAATGGTCACATGCAGCGAATATGAGCGGTGTATCAACTGAACAATTTAGCGCAAACATTCTTAAACTGAATCACCAAATGGCAGCAGCAGCGCAGGGCAACAAGGCGGCACAACTTGCATTTAAGCGCGCGGGGGTCAGCATTAGAGATAGCGCAGGTAAAATGAAAACGGCAGATCAGGTCATGCTTGAGATGTCGAATACATTTAAAAAAATGCCACAAGGAATCTATAAAGCCGATCTAGCAATGGCTATATTTGGTCAATCAGGTGCGAATATGATCCCGTTATTGCAGGGCGGAAGTGATTCAATAAAAGATTTAATTAAACAGTCTGATGAATTAGGAATGACGTTTAGCAATGATGAAGCCAAAGCAAGCGCTGAATTTTGCGATAGCCTTGATATATTAAAAACGTCAGTTAAAGGACTGACGAATACTATAGGCAAACAATTAATACCAGTAATTACCCCATTATTGCAATCGATGGCAAAATGGATCAGCTCTAATCGTGAGCTGATTAAAACAAAAGTGGCTGAATTTCTCGAAGATTTCAAAGCTGTATTGCCTCAAATTAAAGACTTTTTAATGGGAGTATTTACAGGAATCAACAATACTGCAGTCGCTCTTGGTGGCTGGACACCTCTGCTAATGAATTCAGGGAAATTATTCCTAGCTATTAAAGCAATTCAGTTTGCATCCTGGTTAAAAGTTACATCTAAGGCTGTTTTAATGCTTGGCAAATCTTTTATTAGAGCGAT